GGCTGACGTAGTTTCCTGCACTTGAAACAAAAATGCTAGGGTAGAGAAATGCCTAACCCGTCAGTGCCTTTAGAACAGAAGAGACTTTTAGGGAATCCCGGTCAGAGGAAGTTGCCCGCCCTGTCCGAGACGTTTGAGCTTGAGAGCGGTTATGTCGAACCGCACCGTCCGCTTGGTCCTGCGGGTCAGTTGTTGTGGGATCGTGTCTTTGCTCATGGCAAGACGTGGGTTTCTCGGCAGACAGATGTTGAAGCTTTGTTGATGGTGTGTAAGCAACTTGACCGTCAGGTGATGCTGGAGCAGCAGGTAGAGTCCGCGCCGGACGACTTTCATTTGTTGCGTCAGTTGTTGGAACTGGAGAAGGCGATCATGTCTAACCTGGGTTTGCTTGGTTTCACGGTTGATGCTCGTTCTCGTTTGGGTTTGGCGGAGATAAAGGCTAAGTCTGCTTTTGAGACTTTGATGGCCGAAAGAGCGCAATGACTTCTCCGGCATGGCTGACGCCAGTTCCGGCTGAGTCCGTTGAAAGGGGTGACGGTGATTTTATTGCGCGTTTCGCAGATGCGTTTGCAACGATCACTAAAGACTCGGTTGCTGGGCGTGCTGGTACCAAAATGGTTTTGCGGGATTGGCAGAAGGAGTTGCTCGGTCAGGTGTTTGCCCGTGATGATGACGGCGGGCTCCGACACCGCATTTCCCTGTTGGGGCTTCCGAGAAAACAAGGCAAGTCGGCGCTTGGTTCTCTTATTTGCGCTTTTGCTTTGATGGATGTGAAAACGCGGGGTGCGGAGATCTACTCGGTTGCCGCTGACCGCAACCAGGCTCGCATTGTGTTTGAGGATACGAAGCGAATGATTCAGGGCAGCGAGCTGTCTGAGCACGTCAAGATTTACAGGGACAGCATTATGGTTCCCGCGACGAACAATGTGTACCGCGTGCTATCGGCTGACGCCCCTAGGCACGAGGGCCTCTCGCCGACACTCGTCCTCTTCGACGAGCTTCACGCTCAGCCCAATAGAAAACTTTTTGATGTTATGTCGTTGGCTCAGGGTGCTCGCGGTAAGCAGGCAACCCTTATAGCGATCACGACGGCGGGGGTAAAAACAGAATCGCAGACGGGCAAGGACTCAATCGCCTACACGCTTTACAACTATGGGAAAAAAATTTCCCAAAAAGAACTAGAAGACGAAACTTTCTTCATGGCATGGTGGGAAGCTCCAGCGGAGGCGGACCATCATCTTGAGAGCACTTGGCGCACAGCCAACCCTGGTTTTGATGACATTGTGGCGAAAAGCGACTTCGAGAGCGCAGTGAAACGTACACCCGAAGCGGAGTTTCGTACAAAACGATGTAATCAGTGGGTTTCGTCACAACAGGCTTGGCTGCCTACTGGCTCTTGGGATGAGCTGGGCGCGGGTGTCGAAATATCACCGGACGAAGACTATGTGCTCGGCTTTGACGGTTCTTACGCTAATGACTCGACAGCGATTTGTGCAGTCACGTTGCCAAACGATGATTCGGTCCCGAAGGTCAAACTGATCAAGGTGTGGGAAAAAGACTTCGACAAAGACGATGACTCTTGGCGTGTCTCTATTGACGACGTGAAGCAAACGATCATTGACTATGTGCAGGAGTTCCCGAAGTGCAGGGAGATTGCTTGCGACCCTTTTAGGTGGGCTTCAATGATGCAAGAGCTTGACGAGATGGATTTGCCGATTGTCGAGTATAAGACGAACTTATTGAATTTGATGATCCCCGCTACTCAAAAAGTCTTTGAAGCGGTTACGGAAAAACGGTTTGTGCATGACGGCAATCCGATATTGTCACGCCACATAAACAACTGTGTTATCAAAATGGACCATCGAGGCCAGAGGGTGACAAAAGAGTCGTCAAACTCGAAAAAGAAGATAGACGCTGCGATTGCGTTTATTATCGCATACGATAGAGCGACGGCAGGTAGAATAGATGATGGAGTTCCCGAGTTTTTCTTCTAAGGACATGATGTTAGTAAACTTGTTGCAGATATGTGGGGCGGTTCTAGTCTCCGTCGGTTTTTCTATTATTTTTCTTCCCGCTGGCATGATTACAGCAGGAGCCTTCGCTATATTGTTCGGTCTCAGTTTGGAGCGTAAGTAATGCTTGGTAATTTATTCGGCGAGGAGCGTGCCGTATCGTTCCAAACAATCTGGGGCTCTGGTGACATCGCAGATGTAGAAACCACAGCCGGAACAGTCATCAACAACGAGACTGCTTTTCAGGTAAATGCGATCTTCTCAGCCGTAAGCCTGATTAGCGACACTATCTCTACTCTGCCGGTAGATTCTTTTATTCGTCTTGATGGGCAGCGCACCGCTTTCCGGCCTCGACCAGCCTGGATTCAAAAACCAGATGTAGATACAACCAAAGAAGCCTTCTATGGTTCGGTCATTGTGTCAATGCTTCTCGATGGCAATGCTTTTATCCGCGTTTACGCCTCTCGCAAGGGTGAAATCACAAACTTAGTGGTTTTGAACCCTCAAAGCGTAGAAATCAAGCGTAATGGCGTCGGAAGGGTCATGTTTGAGGTCGAAGGCGAGAAAAAACTGCTTTCTTCTGAAGAATGTATCCACATTGCCGACGTTGTGCGCCCTGGCAACATGAGAGGCGTCTCAAGGGTAAATGCTCTTAAGGAAAACTTCGGTTTAGCCCTTAGTTTGGAGAAATTTGCCTCAAAGTTCTTTTCGCAAGGTGCTTCTACGCAAGGAATCATTGAATATCCCGGAAAACTTACAGCGGAGCAAGCAAAACAGCTCCAAGAGGGCTTCGATGCGCGCCACAAGGGTTGGAGACGCTCTCACAAGACTGGAATCTTGTCCGCCGGGGCAACCTACAAGCCAACTTCGGTTCAAAACGATCAAGCACAGTTTTTGGACTCGCGCCGCATGGCAATCGAGGATGTTGCACGCGCTTTCAACGTGCCACCGCATCTTCTTGGTCTTCCTGGCACGAACTCATATGCCTCTGTGGAGCAAAATAATCTTGCTTGGGTAACTCACTGCCTGCGACCTATTGTGCAGAAGCTAGAGGGCGCCCTGTCGCCTCTCATGGCACGTTCCGCCGGTGGCGACACGGCTTTTGTGAAGTTCTCGCTCAATGGTTTGCTTCGCGCCGACATACAAAGTCGCTATACGGCTTACAGCACTGCTTTGTTGTCTGGATTTATGACAATCAACGATGTGCGACGGCTTGAAGACCTCCCTGACATCCAAGACGACTCTGCTTCGACGGTAAGAGTGCCTCTGGCTAACGTAAACGTGTCTGCTGCGAACTTGAAAGAGCAGACTGAGCGTGTAGACATGGCTCAAAGGCTAATTCAGGTCGGTTTCGATCCGGCAGATGTTCTTGACCGTCTCGGATTGCCCGAAATGACACACACTGGCTTGCCTTCTGTGCAGTTGCAACCAGTCAGCCAGATTGACCTTGAGAACCCTGAGTCTGTGTATAAGGACGAGGTTAGCTAATGCCGATAACTAACGCACAATACACAATCGCGCAGGACACTCGTGTCAAGATTGCTTCGGCTGACAATATGCCACAGCAAGTAATTGTCCACGAGGCTGATCACTCATCTAGCACTACAACTTTTATAGGCGATAGCGCGGTGACGGGTACAACTGGTTTGCACATTCATAACGGCGAAACTTTACAACTAACTCTGCGTCCTGGTGACGAGCTTTACGCTTATTCAACACAAGGGGCTCCCGTGGTTCACGTTCTACAAATACAAAACAATGACTGAATCAAGAGCCCTTCCCGACAACTATCGTCCCGCGACAAGCGACGATGTTCCCGAAGGCCGCGCGTGCGGTAATTGCATTTTCTTCAACGAGGAGAACTTGGACGCCGAGGGTCGCGCATTTTGTGAGCGCTGGGATGACTATGTTGAAGGCGGGCAGTATTGCAACGCTTGGGAACCTAGCGAAGATGGCGAGCAACGACAAGTTGATTTGTCACCGCCCAGTTACATGAAAGCGGCAGCGCGTCAAGGTTTGAAGTATTACGAAGAAGGCTTCGCTGGCGACGGGCTAACAGAAGCAACCGTTCGTGAAGCGCGAGCGATGGTAGCGGGAAACGTTAGTAGCGGGAAATGGGTTCGTATAGCAGCTTGGATCGCACGCCATATGCCCGATCTTGACGCCCCTGCCGCAAAACCCGATGACGAAAAATACCCCTCTCCGGGGGTGGTGGCCCACCTTCTTTGGGGATCAGGGCCATCAAAGCGTGGCGCGCAACGCGCAATGGCGTTTGCGGAAAGAGTTGTCGCTAAACTAGAAGAAGAGAACAGAACGCTTATCAGCGTGGAGGCTAAAGACATGGCAAAAATTGAGACGCGAACTAACAACACCGAGTTTGAGGTGCGCGAAGCCGAAGATGGAAACGGCATGACCTTTACGGGTTACGCTGCGGTGTTTGATTCACCTAGCCAACCCCTGCCGTTTACTGAGCGTATCGAGCGAGGCGCTTTCAAGCGTTCACTGGCTGCCCGCAATGAAATCAAAATGCTTTGGAACCACGAGTCAGGTTCTATCCTTGGCTCTACTCGCGCAGGCACTCTTCGGCTGGAAGAAGATTCTTATGGTCTTCGCGTGACCGCTGATTTACCTGACACTCAGCTCGGGCGCGACACAGCGTACCTTTTGAAAAGAGCCGATGTGCAGTCGATGTCCTTCGGATTTTCTGTGCCTAAAGGCGGAGACGAATGGGTTTCCGCTAATGAGCGCGTGTTGAAGTCGGTACGACTTTTCGAGGTTTCAATCGTTGGCGCTCCGGCCTACGAGGCGACCACCGGCACAACTATGGTTCGCGGTCTTGACAAAATTGCACAAAGAGCTCTTGTGGATAGCGACGCGCTTGCTGACGCAATGTTGAAAATCGAGTCTGGCGCAGATTTGACAGACGAAGAAGTTGGCATTATCAACAAGGTTGTCCAAGAACTGTCACCTCAAGCCGAGAACGTTGAAGAAGAAACAGAAGAAGCTCCCGCCGAAGATTCGGTCAGCGCGGAAATGCTGGCTTTGAAGAAGAAAAAGCTAGAGCAACTTATGAACAACATTTGATCATGGCGACCAAGGCGGATATAGACCGTGTTGTGAAGAAGGCAATCGGCTACTCTGTGCCTTCTCTGGTGAATGCCATTTTTGAGTTAGATCACCCTGTCGGACCGCCTGAGACTCAGCGTGAAGATATGGAACCAGCCAAAGAAACCCGGGTTCTGTCAGCCGCAGAGACGCGCTGAAAGGGTTTCCCCCCCAGCTCCCCCCTTCGCTGGGGGGTCTTTTCTTCCTCCGCGCACGTTATTAGGTAGAATAGATGCGTGGGCAGTGTCAGCACGTCTGCATTAGAGTCTGCGTTAGCGCGACTGGTAAAAATAACCCATAACAAGGAGATAAATTGTCTGAGTTTGTAAAGTCTCAGCAAGAACTCCGTGCCAACCTCACGGCGCAGATTCAGGAGACCCTGGATTCGGCTGAGGAGCGCGGTGGACTTGATGCAGAGACACTTAACAAGGTAAACGCTATCGAGGCTGAAATCCGTTCTGCGGATGACGCTATCGCTGTCGCACAGCGTCAGGAAGAGCGTAAGAACGAAGCAGCCGAAGCTGCTCGCGGTTTTGTTCCCGCAGAGGCTCGTGAAGAGCGCTCCGCTGGAGACATCCTCCGTGGCATCGCTTCTGGTGAAATCCGTGGACACGAGTTTGAACAGCGCGCGACGCTGGTTCCTTCCGCGAACACTGTCCCCAAGTCCTTCTTCGCTGAGGTCATGGATGTTGCACGTCTGGTTGGCCCCATGCTTGAGGTCTCCGATGTCATCAACACCACCTCTGGTGAAGACCTGACGATCCCGACTCTCACCGCTTACAGCGCAGCAACCCTCAAGGGTGCTGGCACTGCAATCGACGAGTCAGAGCCCACCTACTCCAGCATCACCCTTGGTGCTTACAAGTACGGTCTGCTCATCCCCGTTGCAGCTGAGCTCGTAACCGATGCAGGCTTCAACATTGAGGCGCACCTCGCGCAGCAGGCTGGTAACGGAATCGGTACCGCCGTGAACTCCGCTCTCACCACTGGTGACGGATCCTCGAAGCCTAACGGCATCGTGACCGCCTCCTCGCTCGGTGTGACTGGTGGAACTGGTGTAACTGGTGCGTTTACCGCTGACGAGCTGATTGACCTGGCTTACGCCGGTGTTGATGGACTCGTTCGCCGTCTGCCCGGAACCGCCTACATGGCCTCCGGTGCTGCTATCGGCGCAATGCGGAAACTGAAAGACACCGCCGGGAACTACCTGTTCCAGGTTGGCGTTGGACAGCCCGACCAGTTTGCTGGTTTCGATGTTGTGGAGAACCCAAACATTGCTGCACCTGCTGTTGATGCAGTCAGCGTATTGTTCGGACACCTCCCCAGCTACAAGGTTCGTATGGCTGGTGGCCTCCAGGTCGCTTCCTCCTCGGACTACGCTTTCAACACCGACACCGTGACCTACCGGTTCACGATGCGTGTTGATGGAGACCTGACCCACGCCGGTCACGTCCGCCACTTCGTTGGAGGCGCAAGCTAATAACGAAGTAAAAGATGGGAGGGTCGGAGTCGTAGGTTGCTCCGGCCCTTCTTCTTTTGTGCCTCACAAGCGATAGACTAGATGAGGAGGTTTTTTAGATGGCAATTACCGATGGCTTAGCTACTCTCGTACAAGTGAAAACTAACCTGGATCTTACCGATTCGGTTGATGACACAATGCTGGAACTGTGCATTGAGTCGGCTTCACGTCAAATCGAACAGTTCACGGAACGTATCTTCACTCAAGTAAGCGCAACCCGTGTTTACACGCCCAGAGATTCTTACGTTGTCGAAACTGACGACATTTACTCGATCACAACATTGAAGACTTCTACTGCGGCTGACGGTGTATTTGATGAGACTTGGACCGCTGCGGATATGCAGACGGAGCCCTTGAATGGCATTGCTGGTGGCATTGCTTCGCCCATCACAAGCATTAGAGCTGTGGGCGACTACCTATTCCCAATTTCCGGCGGCGAAGCCACTGTGCAGATTGTCGGAACTTTCGGTTGGGCTTCAATCCCGACTGCGATCACACAGGCTTGTATTCTTCAGGCGTCTCGTTACTACAAGAGAGCTGACAGCCCTATGGGGGTTGCTGGGTTTGACGCTATGGGCGTGGTTCGGCTGTCAAGGATTGACCCGGACATTGCCACCTTGATTGAACCGTTCTGCAAAATTCGGATGGCGTAATGACGGACATTACAGCTCTCCGGCAAGCGATTGCAACGAACCTTGCGACGATTCCCGGGCTAAGGACTGATTCCGAGGTACCGGATAACCCTAACCCGCCAGTTGCGATTGTGCAGCTAGAGGGCATTGACTACGACGGCGCAATGCAACAAGGCCTGACCACTTTGATGTTCAAAATCATTGTGATCGTTTCCAGGCAATCAGATAGGGTCTCGCAAAGATCCTTGAACGACTACGCTTCACAGAACGGTGCTCGCAGTATCAAGATTGCGGTAGAATCGGATAGGAGTCTAAATGGCAACGCGATGGACTGTAGAGTTCAAAGCCTAACCAGCGTCGGCTCTCTGGAACTGAATAACACGGAATATAGCGCTATAGAATTTTCTGTAGCAGTATATGTATAAGGAGAAATAAATTGGCAAAATATGTCGTGACATCACAGAGCGTAACAATCAACGCTGTAGACCTGTCCGCTGACTGCGCTAGAGCCGAATTGGTTATCAACTCTGCCGACGTAGAGACGACGGACTTTTCAAGCGGTGGCTTCGTAGAGCTTCAGGGTGGGCTAAAGAGTGGGGTTTTGAACCTCGACTTCCACGCTGACTACGCTAGCGGCGGAGCTTCCGAAACCCTGGAGCCCCTCGTGGGAACCGTAGTACCATTCGTACTTATCGCCGGAGGAACCTCCGTTGGAACCGACACACCCTCTTTCTCGGGATCGGTTTTGATCAACAGCTTCACCCCCGTGGCTGGTGCAGTGGGCGACCTCGCTACCTTCAGCGTTTCGTTCCCCACCTCGGGAGCAATCACCAAAGCAACATCCTAACTAGGAGCAACATAAATGAAAATCAACCTACACATTCAGTTCGAGGACGGTACATCTAAGGACGTAAAATGCAACGCTGCCGATCTGGTTGCTTTCGAGAGAGAGTACGACGTTTCGGTTGCGAAGCTCGGGGATGACCCTCGCGTCGGATGGTTGTTGTACCTGGCTTGGCACTCTGAGAAGCGTACTGGTTCGACCAAGGAAAGCTACGAGAAGTGGCTGGAAAAGGTTGAAACGGTAGGTGAGTCAGACGAAGACCCAAAATCCAAGGGCTAGGCGAGAGCTCAGCCCACTGGTTTATAGCCGGTCTAGCCGTAGAGTCAGGTATTAGTCCTAGAGAGTTATTGGAGCTTGATCCAAGGATGCTATGGACCATGCACAGGTGGCTAGTAGCAAAAAATCTGCCAAGATGAGGAGACCGCCCCCACTGTGGGGCGGTTTTCTTATTAGGTAGAATAGTAGAGAGATTGGTGGTGTTAGATGGCTTTCGAGTATGAGTCGCAGCTGGCTGTGACTGATTACAGAATGATCATTCGTGAGCTGAATAAAATCGAGCCCACTTTGTCTAGATCTTTCAAAAAGAACTTCAAGAGCATTGCGGAGCCCGTTCGCGACGGCATAAGGGACAGCATCCCTTCTCAGCCTCCCGTTCGCGGAATGAGAAGAGTTCGGTCTGCTACAGGCAAAACATGGAACACCACTCGTAACGCACGAACCGTTCTGATCAAGTTCCGCGCCCCTAAAACCAGTCTTACTAAGGCGTTGGGCATAGTTTCCTTACGGGTCGTCTCACCGGCGGCGGTAATTGCTGACATGGCTGGTCGTGGCAGTTCCAGCATTGACGGTCAAATGACGCAACCTTACGAGTATCACATCAAGGGCGTAAAGACAACGCGGAAGCATAAAGTCAATGGTCAGGGCAAAGCTTTGATTAGGGCGCTTGGCGAGAGTCCGTCACGTTACATTTACCCTGGGGCGGAGAGCAGGGGCGACGAGGCTGCACAAAAGTTTTTGGATGTCGTTGGCGACGCTATGGACACTATTGAACGGAAAATAAATGGCCGGTAAAAGCGTTTTTCTAACTCTTGTCTCAAAGCTCAAAGGTAAGGGCATTGAGGAAGCCACTAAGGACTTCAAGAAGCTTGGTAGCCAGTTCGAGAAGCTAAATGCGAACGCTTTGAAGCTTGGGGCTTCTTTCGCGGCTTTGAAGGTTGGACAAGCTGGCGCACGTTTCATTGGCGATTCGGTAGAGCAAGCTCGTGATTTGACACGAAACCTAAACGGTTTGCAGACCGTTTTTGAGGGCACTACGCCTCAAATGGTGGACTTTGCGAAGAACGCCTCCAACATGGGTCTGTCCATGAATCAGGCGGCGAAGGCTTCTACGTTTATTGGTTCGGTTTTGAAGCAGTCTGGTTTCTCGATTGAGCAGACCGCTGACTTGACAGAGCGTTTGGTTGGTTTGGGTACCGACTTGGCCATTACTTATGGTTATGACGTTCAAGAGGCGTTGCTGGGTATGACAGCCCTGTTCCGTGGTGAGTATGACCCGATTGAGAAGTTCGGTGTCGCCATGAAGCAGTCTGAAATCAACGCTGAGTTGGCAGCCCGAGAACTGGATGGCTTGACGGGTGCTTCTCGGCGTTTGGCTGAGCAACAGATTCGTGTAGAGCTGTTATTTGATCGCGCCTCTGACGCTGTGGGTCAGTATGCGAAACAGGCTGGCACTTTGTTTGCAGCTCAGGAAACTTTGCGCGCCGAGTTTGCCAACCTTGAGGCGATTGTTGGTTATGCGCTTACCCCTGCTTTTGCTGAGCTTGCGTTAGCGCTGAGACCACTGGTTGTGGAGCTCGCCCCAGTGTTGGTTGCGACTTTCAAAGCTCTTGTCCCCGTCATTGAATCTTTGACCGCCAACAAAGAGCAGTTCGTAAGGACTGTCCTGGGCGCACTGGAGGTGCTGTTTGGTTTAGTGAAGATCATGGGCGCTGTTGCCACTGTCGTCTTCAACAACATTACATTGTTCAAAAACCTTGCCATTGGTTTTATAGGTCTTCAAATTGGAATCGCCATTGCTGGTGGCTTGCGGACCGCTTTCGACTTCCTGACCGGCGCTATCGCACGGAGCGCAGGCGCGGCTGTTGCTTTGAACAAACAACTTTTGCTTATGAAGGCTCGCCTGATTGCTACGGGTATCGGCGCACTTGTTGTCGGATTGGGCTCTCTGGCCGCAATGTTTATGACGACTGGCGACGAGGCGGAAGACGGCTCTGCCGACATTCAAAAGTATCTTGACGAGGCCGCCAAATCAACGCTGAATCTTGAGGCTAACGCCCTGGGCGCTACGGCGACCCTTGCGGACATGAGTCAAGGTTTAGATGATGTTGGCGCTTCTGCCGGGAAAGCAAAAGACGCGGTGGGGGACTTCTTCCGTGGACTCGCTGACGACGCCGCGAAGCTGTCCGCCAAGTTGCAACTGGAAACACTTGGGGCTTCCGAGGGCCTTATTGAGAAGATTCTTGGCTCTGGCGACGAATGGTACAAGGTTTTTGAGGAAGTCACCCGTAACGGTATGGCTTCGGTTCAAGAAGTGCAGGCAATGTTCTTGCAGACCGCTTCAGGCTTCGATGAGGCTATGGACGCTTGGCAGGCAGAGTTTGACGCTTTCACTGACTTCAAAGAGGCAGCCGAAGAGTCTATGGCCGCTTTTGTGGAGTTTGCGCGAGAGTTTGAGGTTCTTCCTTCTATCGCGCAAGAGATTGGCACGTTTGAGCGGTCCGCTGTAAACCACCTGTCATCTATTGAACAAAAACTCAAGGAAGCTTTCGACAACGGGCAACTGCTTGACGAGTCTTACCAGAACCTTTTGAACTACTCTCGTACGGAGCTTGCTGTTCTGCGCGACATTGAACGCCAACGTGACGAGTTGTTGGCTCGCCGTGACGCTGCTTCGGCACTAATAAATTCGGTTCAAAAGTCTGTCAGGGAATCCGCCAAAATTGCGTCAATTCTTGGCAACGTGCAGGACGCCGCTGACGGTGTTGATGCTGTCCAGTTTGCGAAAAGAGTTGTTCACTCGGGGCAGAGCCTTAAAGAGTTCTCGACGGCTCTGATCACTAACTTTGCTGACCCGATTGAGACAGCCCGCAGCAAAGCGGATCTGCTTGTCGCGGGGTATCGGAGTGTTGTAGATCGCACGAGAGAGTTTGTGGAGAACCTCAAGGCTCTGAAGGCTTTGGGTCTTGACCCGCAACTGTTCAACCAGCTTGTGCAGGCTGGCGTGGAGGCTGGCGGGGAGACCGCCCAGGCGCTTGTTGATGGCGGTTCTAAGACTGTTACAGAAATCAACTCGTTGTTTGGCGAGCTGGATGCTTTGGGCGCTGAGCTTGGCGAGAACACCGCTCAGGTGATGTATGGACAGGGTGAGAACTTTGTCAATGGCATTGTCGAGGGCTTGGATTCGCAACTTGGCGAGCTTGAGGCGATGGCTAACAGCCTTGCAGAGTCATTCACGACTACGTTTGAGGAAGTCCTGATTGCAGGCATTGAGAAGGCTATTGCGGCTGCTGAGGCGGCTTTGGCCCGTATGCCACAGGCTCCAGGGTTTGATTACACGCCTAGCGGTGGCGCTGGTGGTGGGAATGGGTCGGGCATCTCCGCAACGACAGGATCATATTTGTCCCGCACTGAAGCGCAAGAAAATGCTTTGTTCAAGAACATGGCAGCAGCATCACAAACGACATCTGCGTTCTCTGGGACCGGTTTTGCGGGTCTATCTGCTGCAAAAGAAATGTTTGGGACAGCTTCTCGTGGCATTCCCGCACAAGGTACGGGTGTGTTCGCTGGCAACAGTACCTATGTAAACATTTACACGTCGTCCGCACCGCAAGCAACCGCCAACGCAATTACCCGATACGCGAATACGAATACTGGTTTCAGTTTCGGTTCTCAAAGTAAGCGAAACTTAGCGTGACCGCCCCAACGCCGAAAGTAGAAATTGGGTTTGACCTTTCGAGCAACCCTATTGCGCCTCTTTTCAAACTTGACGATTCGGTCCAGGGGCGACTGGATAACACAGAGTACCGGCTCGGTGGAACGATTTTCTATGATGTGACAAGTTATGTGCGTAACATTGACATTAGCCGTGGGCGCACTCAAGCGTTCTCCACGTTCCCGGTAGCGGAAGCGCAAGTGGACTTC